AGATGGATTTACTCGCACCGGCGTAGACCACACAACCGGCCGCTGGCCTGCCAACGTCATCCTCGACGAACACGCCGCCGAAGCGCTGGATGAGCAGAGTGGGCACAGTGTGAGTAAGGCGAGTAATCGTGGCAGTGTTGAAATATTTCACAATAACGGAGATTGGCGAGGCGAGTCAACAGTGCGAGGTCACACCGACTCCGGCGGCGCATCACGCTTCTTCTACATCGCCAAAGCGTCGAGGGCTGAGCGTGAGGCGGGGCTTAATGCGCCTGCTGGCGAACGTGCGAACATTCATCCAACACTAAAACCCATCGCCCTCATGCGTCACCTCGTCCGCCTCGTCACGCCAAAGGGTGGCACCGTGCTCGATCCGTTCATGGGCAGTGGCTCAACAGGGTGCGCTGCAATGCTCGAAGCCATGCGCTTTGTCGGCATCGACATCACCGCTGAGTATGTCGACATTGCCGAGCGTCGCATTCAGCACTGGCTAAATCAAAACCCGATGGAGTTGTAGCACCAATTTCGTGACGTCACGAAATTGGTCAACTTCGTGACGTCACGAAATTGATCAACCACCGAGGAATCCTCGGTAATTCATCATCCTTGACACCATGCGTACCATGAAAGCAGAGGAGGGCTTTATGTCTGACCAACCACTCAACATCCCCGGCGGCTCGTATCTGCCAACACAAACTTGTTTCATCACCGATAGCATTGGCCAACAGTGGGCAACGAGCATGAGCGACGCCCGACTGCGTCCGAAGGTGTTCGGCATCCACGCCTGGTATCGCCGTAACGCTACGGCGCCATGGCAGTTTCTGTTTGTGATGGAAGGCATACACGGCTGGCTCAGCGTTGACCGTGGCCAACTGCAATTCATCTACAACACACCATCGACGCGTTCAGGATTGGGCGGGTCATTCCGTCGCATCATGCAAGGGTATCGCCCATGACCAACAAAAAACCAACACCAAAGAGCGATGGTTTCCGCTGGGACTTGCGTCAATGGCGCACTGCTGCCGACCTCAAAGCGCATCTCGCTCAGCATGATCCGAGCATTGCGTCATGGGCGAAGGGCGCCGTGATTCATCACACCTACCGCCCCGAGCCTCGCCACTGGCGTGGTGCGCAGACAATGACCGGCATCAAGCAATACTATGAGGGGCTTGGTTGGGACAGCGGTCCGCACCTATTTCTGTGTGTCGGCGCACCGAACCCCGCTGACGACGGCATCTGGCAAATGACCGCACTGAATGAGCGTGGCATTCACGCCACCACCGCCAATGCGTGGTCATGGGGCATTGAGGTCGTTGGCTACTTCGATTACCGGCCATGGTCAGACGCCGAGCGCAACCTTGTCTATGACACCGTCGAAACGTTGTTTCGCTGGCGTGGCATTGTGCCCAGTAAGCAGACATTGATCGGACACCGTGAGGTGCCGTCCCCCAAAACCTGCCCAGGTGTCCAAATCGACATGACCCGGGTGCGACTCGATGTACAACAGCGCATGGGAGGTGCGTAGTGACACCGGAAGCCGTGGAAGTCAAGCTCGCACGCCTCGAGGAAAAGATTGACACTATCCTGCGACGCTTGGAAAGTGGCGACAAGCAATTCCGTGAGATGGACGAGCGCGTCAAAGAACTTGAGCAACGCATTGCACAGCTGTGGGGTGGCTTGGCTATTGCCAGCATCGCAATCCCATTGATTGTGCGCTATTTGATGGGAGGCTAACAATGCATCCAAAGCCGTGGTATGAATCAAAAACCCTGTGGGTCAACGCCTTGACTCTGCTCATCATGATTCTGGGCACCGTCGCACAGTGGCCAGAGTTCAGCGCCTACACCGGACAGATTGCCGGCGCATTGGCGATTGTCAACATGCTCCTGCGGTTAATCACTGACCGACCGGTGGCGTAGCGATGCCACGATTGCAGAAGGGCATCACGCCAGCAACGGAGCAAAAGATATACGACCTCATCGTCGCTGTTGAGGAAACCGGCACATTCCGCTCAGCGTGCGAGGCGGTCGGCGTTGACACACCAACGTATACGCATCTGCTCAAGCTGCGCCCAGACCTTGACGCCTTGGTGCATCAAGCGCGAGAGCGTGGCAGGGAGAAGCTAAAAGACCGCTTGGAATCCGTCGCCATCAAACGCGCCGAGGCTGGCTCGGATATTCTGCTGATGTTCATGCTCAAGAAGCTCGACCCGAGCTACAGGGACAGCTACCATGTCACAACGTCTAGCGCACCTACCGACTACGTCATCGACCTCACCCTCCCTGACGGTCAAGCACAGTCGGCAGACAGCGCCACAACAACAATTCTGGAATGATCCGCACCGCTTCCGCCTCTTTGTCGGCGGTCGTGGCAGTGGTAAGACCAGAGCGGGAGCGATTGAGGTACTGCGCCAAAGCGCTGGCACCACATCGCTCATCATCGCGCCAACGTATCCCATGCTTCGCTTGGGCGCGATGGAAACGGTGCTGAGCCTTGTTGCACAGATGGGCGTTGCCGTGGCATGGAATAAATCAGACCTTGAATTAAAACTCATCGGCGATAGGCGCATCATCTTTCGCAGTGCTGACAACCCCGACCGTCTGCGTGGTGCCAACGTCGGATTCCTTTGGCTGGATGAGGCGGCGATGATGGACAGCGATATCTGGCCCACAGCGATTGCTACGCTCCGACATCAACCTGGCAAAGCGATTGCGACGACGACGCCACGGGGCAAGAATTGGCTGTACGAACGTTGGCTGTATGGTGGCGATGATTACAGCATCGTGGAATCATCGACGACCGATAATCCGTATTTGCCCAGTCACTTTGTCGCCACGCTGAAAGAGTCGATGACATCGGAGATGTATCAGCAGGAAGTGCAGGGCAAATTCACCGACCCGATCGGGCAACTCTTCAAGCGCCAATGGTTCAGCACGGTTGACGCACCGCCCAATGACTTGACGTGGCATCGCTACTGGGACTTGGCAACATCCACCAAGACCAGCGCTGACTACACCGCATCGGTCAAAGCGGCGATTGGTCGTGATGGCGTCGTCTACCTCGATGCGGGCATCCACGTCAAAGCCGAGTGGCCCGATGTCCGGCGCATCATGCTGACGACGTTTAAAGCCGAGCCAAAGGTACAGCACGGCATTGAAGAGGCGTTGCACGGTTTAGCCGTCGTGCAGGAACTGCGCCGAGACCCTGCGCTCGTTGGGCATACCATACGGGGTATCCGTGTGGACAAGGACAAGCAAAGTCGGGCAATGCCGTGGGCGGCGCGTGCCGAGGCGGGAGCGGTGCGTCTCGTTGCCGGGGAATGGACACGGCAATTCTTAGACGAAGTCGTGGCGTTCCCATCTGGGCAACATGACGACTACGTTGACGCCGCATCGGGCGCCATTGCGATGATGAGTAAGCCACGTATAGAATGGGGATTTGCATGAACCTAACACTACCGGCATGGTTCGACAGCTTGCGACGGCAGGGACGCATCACGAACACCGCTGATGCCTACCTCGTGTCGCCGTTGCTGTACCGTGCCACCAACCTGCGTGCCGATGCCATCAGCACCGTACCGTATCGCATGTACTACAAAGGCGAAGAGCAACCATGGCCATTTCTGCAACCACTGAGCTACCTGATGAAGGAAGCAGAGCGGGGGATGCTGATTACTGGCGGTGCGTATTGGTACAAAATCTACAAAGGTCGGCGCCTTGTCGGCTTCGTGCAGTTACTCACCGATCGGGCGACGCTCGAGGACCCACTGCGTGGCGCTGCATTTACCCAAGCCATCAACGGCAAGCAATACGGCCCGTGGTCGATTGACGACGTCGTGTATTTCCGTGAGCAAAGCTACGTTGATGACATCGGGCCCGGCGTTGGCGCAGCGCACGTCGCACTGTCCTCGGCAAAGCTTGAGCATTACCTTAACCGCTTTGCGGCGGCGTTCTTCGAAGGTGGCGCACAGCCAGTCACCGTGATGAATCTGCCCGAAGGCATGGATGAGGCGGAGTTTCAGCGCTTCCGTACCGATATGAAAGCATCGGCAAGCGGTGGTGTCATCAACGCATTCCGCATGATTTTCATGCGCAGTCCGGACATTAAGATTGAGCAACTCACCCCGCCACTCAACTCCATGCAGATGCCAGAGTTGTATGAGCGTGTCGTGACATCGGTCGGCATGGCGTACGGTGTGCCACGCACCATGCTTGAAGCGTCGGCGGCGAACTATGCGACGGCAGACAGCGACCGGCAAAGCTTCTGGCGTGAAACCGTGATTCCACGCCTCAGCACCTATGAGTACACGCTGAACACCCAAGTCTTTGCACCGCTGGGGTGGGAATTGAAGTTTGAGCCCGAAGCGCTTGACGTCATGCAGAATGATGAATCAAACCGCGCCGGATCACTGCTCCAACTCGTGCAAGCCGGTGTTCCACTCCGCTCGGCAATGACCATCCTTGGTTATGACATGGTTGATGACCTCGTGCCACCACCGACGCCAGCACCGACAAGCACTGCGGAGATTC